CGAATATTCATAATCCTTATACGGACAAGATCTTTCACCTCATAGCCGAACGCCGACCCACGGAAAGGCAACCTTTCGCCGTGGCATCTCATCCAAATCTGGTCGTTTCCGTATCCTGTTACTCCGCTATCCGGGTATAATCCAAGTGCAATAAGTAACTTCGGAATCGTTACCCCGGAAGCTGCCCCAAGGCTCTTAAATGCAATATTTCTATATGTATCTCCGCTTGTAGGAAACTCTACCTTTGTATTTACTCTGATTCCTGCGGATGCACTTGCCTGGTCTAACTTTAATGTGCCTGCCGTTCCCGGCTCTACTAAAGTTCCGTCCGGCTTAATCGCTTTCCAAAGTGTGCTTTCTGCCGACATATCGCAATCAAGTTTCATAGAATTACCATAAGGGATAATCTGAATCTCTCCGTCCATAAGGCGTAATCCACCGGTCCACTCCCAAAGGTTGCCGTTAATGTCCGCAATACCCGACATATCGTGATTGTGATACCATGTAGGCTGTCCGCTTCCTGTAAGTGTTCTCTGTGTTTCTCCCTGTGGCATTGTTCCCCTCTCGTAAGGGTGGTAATAATCCTTGCCGTAATTCGTGTTTCCGTGTGGTACAGTACCCATTTTCTGTGATAACAGGTTAAGGTACGCAAATACACCTGTCTGATTTAAGTGCCAACCCGCACCTTTCTTTTTACAAGCTGCTACGGACTGGTCAAAGTTGATATAGTTTCTAGGCAGGTATCCGCCTAAAGAATATGCACGGTCATTTTCTACAATATTGAGGAACTTAGACACATAAATTACGTTCTTTTCCTCTCCGTCCATAATCCAAAACGGTAATGTTTCGTCTGTTCCGCCTGTGATTACATCACTATACTTTGCCTTTGGTACTGCTACCATAATGCTAGGCATCCCGGTATCATCAAAAATTACCTTGTTGTTTGCACCAAACTGTGCTACTGCACCCTGTAAATCGTCAAAGTTTGCCATTGTATTTTATCCTCCTTAAAATTAAATTAACGCCCATAATACAAGCGTACATTTCTTCATGTCGAACGGTACAGGTTCACGCTTTGTAATCGCCTTTCCGTCCTCGTCCTTTTCTCCTGTATCCACAATTTCATATTTCCTTGCCGGGATAACGACCTGTGCTACATACTCTCTTGCTTCGGTGTTTACTCCAACCGTCAAGCCGTCCTGTGTATCCTTGCAAATATCAAGCGTTACCTCTTCGTCACGCTCTCGGTTCTTGATGTTTACCATTAAATCATCATCCCCGAAAATAATTTTTGTCGTGGATACGTCATAGGCGATTTTCTCGCCCTCGTTTTTCTCAACTACAATAATCTTTGCTGCTGCCATTATCTGTTACCTCCCATTCTTCTTAATTCTGCGTAGGCTTCCTGTGAACGCACCGCAATGTGTTCTGCTGCTTCCCTCTGTGATGCTGTGGCGTTACCTCTTACTCCATAAGCCTGTAATACTGCTGCCGTGTTTGCCTTTCTTTCATCACTTTTGATAATTACATTTGCCATTATGCGTAACCTCCCTGTACCGTGCATTTTACCGTTACTTCCTTGGCGGCCCCGGTGTACTCAATCTTGAATCCGTTTAACTGTTTATCTGTAATATGGATTTCTCCTACACCTCCTGCGTCCTTTGCTTCCGCTTCGACATTTACGGTATAATCCAAATTGCCCCTTGGTGTAGCAAGTGCAAGGGTCTTTTTGGAATTGTTAAAAGGGTATGATTTTGTATTGGTAAGGGTTGCTTCTACAATTTCTCCCTGTAATCCCTTAATCCTGCTTTCTGCTGCACCAAGTTTGAGCATTGCAAGGTTTCCGATTAACCCAGCAGACAATACCCTCTCTTCCAAATCGTTAAAGTTCTGTGCGTTCTGCGGTGTTCCCTCCTGCACTACTTCGCCCTCTACGGCTTCGTGTGTAATAGTTCCGTCTGCGTTCTGCACTTCCCTGTAGCGGTTGGAATACTGCGTTACATGGTCTTTCCAAATCTTAAATAATCCCATTTGCTCTATTCCTCCTTAAAATTAAAACTGAATCGGTACAACACGCCCTGTTGTGTACCTTTTAACTTGATTGCTTCGCTCTTTTCCGCCCACAACTTACTAGCCGTATCGTACAACTGTATCTTTGTAATTGTCGTGGTCCCCGACACCTCCGGGGTAATGGAAATACTCAACGCTACCCTGCCGTCTTTTAAGCGTTCTCTTGTTAAGATTTTCGCCTTGTGCATAGTACCGCCATACTCGACCATAGCGTAAGCAATGTTGGTTTCTACAAACTGCTTGAAACTCTCTAAGGCTCTTTCTGTCAGCATTTCTTTACTCTCCTTTACTTTTATTTGCTATAACCGATTCTTACCGCAACGCTTCACTTCGTATTGATAGCTTTCGGTTTCTGCCGTAGTTGCCATTCCCTTATCAGATATTCCCGGTTTTGTGCTTGCGTAAGGTTCTGTACCTGTTTTCTTTTCTCCTGTCATATCCGTTTCATAAGGGTATTGTTCTGTTTCGGTATCTGCTACCGCCTGTATATCTCTGCTCTTTACAATTACCGCCCTGTCGGGTGCTGTTCCTGTAAAGATGCTTTCAAATAGATAGGCTTGCGTTTCTGTTGTTTCAACTGCTGCCATATCTGCTGTTTGATACTGTATATTTCTATCCGGCTTTGTTCCTGTAAAGTCTGAATCAAACTTATACGCCTGTCCTGTAGTCTGTGCGGTTATTCCCTCCTGTGCTACACCTCCTGCCGTGTTCCTCTGCGGTATCGTTCCGGCTTTCGCCTGTCCTGTCTGATTGCTCGTATATTGGTATCCTGTTGTGTCCGATTCGGTCACAATCTCGGTATCCTTTGTTGCAAATGTAATATTCCTGTCCGGCTTCGTTCCTGTCGGTGTAAATTCTGCCGTATACCCTGCTGCCTGTGTCATTACATCTATAACCGCATCTTCGACCGCACCAACCGTATTTCTGTGCGGTTCTGTACCTGTCTTTAATTGTCCTGTCATAGGCACGGAATATAGCCAAAATTCCGTTTTAGGTATCACTATCACAGTAATAGACCCTTGATAATAAAGACCGTCTAAATGAGCCGTTAAACGCTTGTATATGTCAACCGTCTTTATAATCTCGTCATAGTCTGCTGCAACCCTCGATTCTGTCGTATCAAGTACAATACGGAATCTGTACGGTTTTCCTCCGTAGTCGAACCACTCTTCTATCTCACTTTTTGGGTGTATTCCACCTAAAGCCATTTCAACGGCTGCCTTTGTGCCTAATTTTTGATGCACTCTTACGCTATCCCGGATAATCGCTCTTTTCGCTTCTATCGGATAATCGTAATCATACCAATCTACATGGAGGTCATACGCTAATACATCAAGCCATGTTTCCGACAACTCATTTATATTTGCGTATATGATATTCTTTTTTGTCTGCTCTACTGTTTGGTGTAGTTCGTCCGCTATGAGCCGACCTAACGTAACCATTTTTTCATCTTTTTTTAGGGCGGGCGGAAATGTAGCATAAAAATCCGCATCTTTTAAGTTATTCATCCTCTACCCCTCCGAATGTCACGGTGCATTTTTTCAATACCGCAACGCTTCCTTTTGGTATTTTTGTAAATACAGGCTTTGTAATCTCTATCCTCTTAATGCCCGAATCCATAAGAATGGCATTAAAATAGGACGGGTTAATATCCCGCCCCATTTTTGAGGTCTGCCATAATTCGTAGCTTTCCACCGCCAAATCAACCGCCCTTTTGATTTCCTTGGTGCTTGCTTCTTTGTCTTTTGGTATGTAATAAGTTGCTTCAATGTCAAAATCAACCGTTGTCGGTGCTGCAACTATTACCTTGTCTGTCATTGGTCTTATACTGTCGGCACTTAAATACTCCTGTACCTCTTTTATAAGTTCCTCACTCGGCAATTCTCCGCCATATAGCATAATTCTTATGTCTGCTACTCCGTCCTCCGGGCTTTCTGCGGATACATCACTTATTTGTGAGGATACCGCCTTGGCGTGGTATGTGTAACTACCTCTCGGTCCGGCTGTTGTGTAACTTTCCTCTGATTCTCTCATACGGTTGTAATATGCCGTGTCGCTTTCTTCTCCACTTCCTCCGGCTGTTTCTGTCGTGTTCGTCACTTCCTTAAAGTATAAAAATTCTTCTGTAACAAGTTTGCTTACCTGTCCGGGTGTAAAGCCATTTCCGTCCTCTCCTAATGTGGTGCATACTGCTTCTACCTCTGCGTATGTCTGCCCTGCCGGAAATGTTAAATATCCTGTTGTTACAAAGTTAATATATCCGTCTACCGTTACCTCTATTTCATCCGTTATCACATACTCTTTATCAAGTGCTGTTGTAATGCTGAATCCAAGCGTTGTCCTCGCTGCCGTAGGCTGTAGTCTGTATGTATTATGGAATATCTCGCTTAATGAATCCAAGTTCTGCCCTGTTGCATATCTCGGTAAGTTCTGTTTTGCCGATTCGTTGATATTTACCCTTTCCTGTATGATTACACTTGCAAGCCACAGGATAAATGCTCTTACAGGGTCAGCAGGGTATAATGTTCTCCCTGTGATTTCCTCATATCCTGCTATCAGCTTATTTACAAGTGCTTCCGTGTTGGTATCTACAAACTCAACCTCGGGTAACTCACTCGGTATATTCCTCGTCGTATTCGCCATTAACTTCTACCTCCACTTTAGGTTTTAATATTCCCCTTTCGTAATCTGCCGTAAACTCTACGCTTACAATCTCTGCTCTCGGCTCGTATTCTCCGATTTTGTCGTAAATGTCCGCCGTTGCAAGTGCCGTAGCCGTTGTAATCGGCTTGTCTATATAAGCTGCATTTAACCCAAATTCACGATTAAGGGGTATATCATATTCTATCGAGGACAGCAAAAACCAAACATTTTGTATCACTTCCTCGTATAATGTTTTGGGTGCAAGGTTTATAGGCTGTTCCTGTGTCGTGTCTATTGTAAAACTCATTTTCGCCTACCTTTCTACCTCTTTGCGTACTGTTCAAGCGATAAGGTGCTTTTTGCAATCAACAAATTTCCTTGTTTATCGAACCTCTCATAATCCTTTGTGTGTCCTGTGATAACCCATTGGCTACCGTACTTCGTACCTCCGATTATAAGCGTAAGGATTTTCCCCTTTTTCCTGTACTTATCTATCTTGTCCTGCATACTCTTAGGATTTACCCCAAGAAATGCAGATAGGTAAATAGTAAGGCTTGCCGTGTCTGTATCATTGTACTGAAACTCTAATAACGGCTTTTTTAAATGTCTTGTATGTTTTGCGTAATTGGTTTTGCTGTCTATCTTCAAATCGTCAAAGGTTTTTACCTTGTTTGCCGATACTTTAAAGACAATATCGCCAAGTGTTCCAATCTCTGCCATTAGATACCTCCTATAATAAATCCATCCCCCTCTCCGTCCGGCTTGAATATACACAATACCCATTGCCCTACGGTTGGAATCCAAGGTTTTATTTTAATATCACATCCTGTTTTACATTCCACGGTTGGCGTTCGCTTCACAATCCTTAAATCTCCTGTTACTATTCCCTGGTCCGGAATCTTTACCCTTGCTGTCATATTCCCGGAATTAACCTTACTTACCTGTCCTATTCTTACAATGTCTTTTAATTCCTGTATGTCTGTATTTCCGAATCCTGCCATTTAATAACCCTCCAATACGCTACGCAATTTAATCTGTACCTTGTATCCTCCTGTCAAGCTGTGCTGTGCCTGCTCGACTATGTATTTACCGTCAAATTCTCCGTACCCGTATACAGTAACCGTAATTCCTGCTACATAGTCCACATCCCCAACTAAAGTAAATTCTGCCGTGGTTTCGCCTTTGTTTCTCTGTCTTAATTGGCACTTTGCCAACTCCAAGGCTTCCGCTTCGCTTGATACTTTATGTTTAAATTCGTATGTCTGTCCGTCCGGGTCTGCCCCCGGTGCTGTGTATGTAGCTTCAATAGTTTTCTTTGTATCGGGGTCTGTGTATGATACATGACATTTCGAATATGATGTATCCGCCGTCTTTGTTGAAAAACTATAGCTTAATATATTTCCTTTTCCTGCCTTAATCTTCTTGACGGATGATTTCTTTTCATAATCCGCCTCGTCAAAAAGGACTATTGTTTTTGATGTAACTTTTAAGGAAATGCCTGCATTTTTGCATAGTTTTTTCAAAAAGACTATATCCGCCGTGTTTACCTGTTCCTTTCTCTTGTAACTCGGGTTGTGGCTTGAAAGATACATTACTTTCATGCTGTTACCCTTGCCTATCTTTTCTGCTATATTTTTAAGATTGGTATTTTCCCAAGTCTTAGATTTCTTTTCCTGTCTTAGTTTTGTGCTATATGGTATTGATGTAGCTTTTATAGTCAGCTTTTGCGGTGGTCCTTGATAACTTACGCTGTCAATTTCAAACTTTCCGCAATCCAACACCTTATCTTTTCCGTCTGAATACGGATTTTTCTGTATTACAATGGCGTGTATCTCCGTGCCTTTAAATGCTTTCTTTTCTTTTATTACGGTTGTTTTAGTCGTTGTTGTCGGTGTTCCGCCCTCAACATCTGAAGCATTGCACCAACCGTATACCCTTTGTCCGTCTTGCGATATTAAGTGATACGGGTGTGCGTTGTGGTTTGCTATTGTGCATTTACAGGTGCTTGCACCCCTGTTTACGGTCGGTTCTGCTGCCATAGAGGATATATATACCGGTCCGCCTTTGAACTTTACAATAGCACCTACTTTTATCTCTCCACCGCCTGTAGTGACCGTTTCCGTCTTGGTTCTTACTGCTTTGCTTGTATTGAGCCAATCCTTTATCCATTTGCCCTCCCTATCATCTAGGGATATGCTTATATCGTCTGTTTCGTCCTCTTCTTTGTCCGTGTAGGACAGGGATAACAGATACTTGGATAACTCTTTGGATATATCTGCACCTTTAAAATACAGTTTTATCACGGTACGCCTTGCGTAGTTTTTATTACTCACTTACCGTTACCCCCTGTTTCCACGGTGGCAGGGATTCCGATACCGTCAATTCAATTTCCGGCAAGGTCAATACAACCCCTGCCGGAAAGATGTAGGTATCTTTATACTCAATATTCGCTTTAATAATAGTATCCATATACATTTCATTTCCGTATGCTTTGTAAGCCACAATATCCCAAGTATCCCCGGATACCGTTGTGTAAGTATTATTAAGCATATACTACCCTGTCCTCCTGTTCTTTTTGTTCTTTCAGAATTGCTACAATGATTGCCCGTAGCTTTTCCAAAAATGCTTCGTCATACTGTTCTAACTGCTGCTTAATGTTATTTGCTTCGCCGTTGCTGTTTACTACAACGCTCGGCGAATTTTGAACATTTATGACGATTGTGCCGGCCCCGCCCATTCTTGCAGATACATTATCTGCCGTCTGTGCCTGTGAGATATTGTTAAATATCTGTCCTGTCTGTGCTGCCGTAAATACCTTTCTGTTAGCAGCGTTTGTAATTAACTCTGGTCCATTCTCTCCGGCTATGAATGTACCCGGGGTTCTGTCCGTACCTTTTGCAAATCCCGGTATCTTAGGTATGTTAATTCCTTTTCCTCCAAGTCCGGGAACCCAATCCGGCACTTTCAACTTATTAAGTCCACCAATTACGGTATTGACTGCCGATACAACGGCTCGTAAAGGTGCTTTTATAATTTCGCCAAGTCCTCCGACCGCTCCCGAAAAGATAGATTTAATGCCGTTCCAAGCCTGCGACCAATTTCCTGTAAATACGCCTGTCACAAATGAGATAATTCCCTGTAGCACGGTCATTAAATTTTGTATAATTCCTTGTACTGAACCTAATACAGATTGAACCACCGATAAAATTACGGGCATTACTGCCTGTACCACCTGTAAAATTCCCTGTATGATAGGTGCTACTATGTTCCAAATTGTCGTTAATGCCGTCTGAATCGCCGGAAGCAATACAGATAAGACATTGGTAACAACAGGTAAAATTGCCTGTATCATGCTTGATATGGTAGGCAATACTGTTGATGTTATAAAACTGAATAATTCCGATATAATCGGTAATACATAAGTCTGTAAAAACGAGATAAGTTCCGATATAATCGGCATCAATCCGGCTATAAAATTCGCAATAATTGGAATTACTGCCCCGACAAAATCAACTATGCTTTGAATTATTGACATTATCGTAGGTGCTGCTGCCTGTATGAAACTTACGATACCCGGTACAACATCATTTATAATTACCTGTAATACCTGTTCTGCCACAGGAACTACATAAGTTGTCACAAATGCTATTACATCTGATACTGCCGTTTTTACTTTTCCAAGGATATTTACAAGCGTATCAAATACCTGTACGCCCTTATCCCCGAATATCTCTTGTATTTTGTTTCTTGCTTCTCCGATATTGCTATCAGAGAAAATATTTTTAATGGTATCTCCGACACTCGTTATAACCGCCACAATCTTATCAAAGATTGCCAACGCTTCACTTCCGAATGTTTTTTCTATAAATGCTCTGATTTCCTGTAAGTGGTTCTTAACTAACTGGATAACGGTAATAATCGTTGTGATTACTCCGACAATCGGTAATATCTTTCCTACCACTCCGCCAAGCGGACCGAAAATAGAGCTTGCCAAGTTTCCCAACGGTCCAAGCATTGTTTTTATAGCATTTCCTACAGGTGCTATAAACTTCGTTATTTTTCCGAATCCTGCCCCTATAAGATTGCCAACCTTACCTAACGGCGAATTTGCAACAATACCGCCTAATCCCGATAGGATACCGCCAAGCCTGCCACCCATTCTTGTAAATGGTGTTAAAAACAGGTTAAGCAGCTTTGAGCCTGCACCTGTTACCGTACCGCCGATTTTTCCTCCTAAACTGCTGAATACACCGCCGATTTTTGTAAACAAGGTGCTATTGCTTAATACACCGCCTAAAGCACTACTTACGCCCCCGGCTGCGTTCTTTACGCTTGTGAAGTATCCAAGAATACCGCTACCGATATTCTTAAAGTTTAAAAAACCGCCTGTCAGACTTGATAGGTATTTGTTCATTCCTATTCCCTTGATAATTTCAAAGGCTTTTTGTACATTGAGTATTCCGCCTTTTACTTCAAGGAATCCTAATTTTGCTGCAAGTCCTCCGACTTTCAACCCGGCTAATGCAACTGCAACCTTGGCGATAGTTTTTACTGCCTGTGGATTTTCCCTTACAAAGTCTGTCACTACATTTACTATTCCCGTAAATTTCTTTATGCCCTCTGTGAGGGTTGGCAATAGTAATTCTCCAAGTTCCACCTGTAAGGCATCAAAGGCAGATTTCGCCAATGTGATACTTCCGTTAAGGTTGTCTAACTTGGTTTCTGCCATTTGTTTAGCTGCACCGTCACAGTTATATACCGCATCTGTAAGTTTGTTAAAATCCGCTTCGGATGCGTTTACTATGGCAAGCATACCCGCAAAACTTTCTTTTCCAAAAATCGTTGTTGCTGCTGCCACCTGTTCCGCTTCGGACAATCCGCCTAAACTGCTTCTGAGGTTCTTTACTACATCTCCGAAACTCTTCATAGAACCGTCTGCATTTGTAAGACTTATGCCGTATTTCTGCATTGCTGCCGCTTGTGCATCCGTAGGCTTCGCCATATTGGCTAATGCCGTCTTTAAACTTGTACCTGCAACCTCTGCCTTAATACTTGCATTTGCCATAAGACCAATGCCTAAAGACATATCTTCTACGCTATAGCCTAACGCTCCGGCTACTGGTGCAACCTTTTGGAATGTTGACCCCATCATGCTTACATTGGTGTTTGCATTGCTAGATGCCTGTGCTAATACATCTGAGAAATGCCCGGCATCTGATGCACTTAACCCAAAAGCCGTTAAGGCATCTGTCACAATATCAGATACGCTTGCTAAATCTTCCCCGGAAGCTGCTGCAAGGTTCATAATGCCCTCGATACCGCCTAGCATATCCTCCGTTTTCCAACCTGCCATAGCCATGTATTCCATAGCTTGTCCGGCTTCCGTTGCGGTAAACTTGGTTGATGCTCCCATTTCTTTAGCTTTATTTGAGAGTTGGGCGATTTCCTCGGTCGTTGCTCCCGATATTGCCTTTACTCCCGACATCTGCTCTTGAAATTCTGCTGCCTTTTTAACCGGTCCGGCATATATTGCCGTTCCTACTGCTGCGATTGCTCCTATTGTTCCTGTCAACTGCGACTTTGTTTGTGCTATCGCTTGGTTGTTCTTATCTATTTTCTCGTTGATAGCTGCTACTTTTTCCTGTGATTTTTGCAGTTTATCATACTGTTTTTGTAATTCCTCTGTATTCTTCGCAAGGTTATTTGTATCTATGCCCGCTTCTTGGAGTGCCTGCCCCATTTCCTGTAGCTTCTCCGTTTCGTCTGCTGCTTTATCCCTCGCTTTTGCCAACGCTTCCGTGTTGGCTTCTAATTTCTTTTTAAGTTTCTCTGATTCTCCGCCTGTAGCATCATACTCTGCCTGTAGCCGTTCATGCTCCTTTTCAAGGTCTGTAACCCTCTGCTTGCTCCTCTCTACTGCGGTCTGCTGTTTCTGATACGCCGATACGTCTTTTAATTTATTTCTAACCTCTTTCAGATTATCGCCCAAAAGTGTAACGGTGCTGTTTGCTGTCTTAAATGTTTTTGAGAAGTTCGGCCCCAAGGCTGCGGTTAATTGAAAGAAAAATTGAAATTGTCTTGCACTCGCCACGTCCTTACCTCCTTTCGGGCATAATAAAAGCACCTGCATGTGCAAGTGCCGAATCTATGTAAATTGTAATTATTTTCTTGGTTAAAATCCGCCCTGTATTTCAAGGGCGGATATGTTATTGGTTGTTCTGCTGTTGTGTTTTTTCTTTTTCTATCAATCCATTAAGGCTTTTAATCCACCCTCTTAAATCACGGATTGTAAGGCTTATCCAAAAGTCAATCCCTGTATGTGTCTGTCTTGAAAGTAAAAGTGCATTTTCTCTTACCCAAGTTCCGGGATTTAATCCGACAAGCCTGTTGTTACTAAAAAATCTCTACTCTTATTCTTGATTTTTCCAAAATCACGAATAGGTAAATGTTCGATAAGGTCACTTCCTACGCCTGCTGCTCTCGCTGCCATTTTCGACAGGAAAGATGTAGAAATTTCCGGCGATAATACATACTCTCCAACTGCTGCCATTTCATTTTCAACGGCAATCATATCCGAACCCAAAAGACCTTCAAAATTAAAAGTCAACTTGTCATAAGTCTTTCCCTCAAATTCAAAAGGTTTCTTGAAAACATGAGTGTAATTTAATCCGTCTGTGTCCGATTCGGTCACATTTACTTTCTTTTCCTCTGTTGCTACTGCTGTCTGCTTTACATCTTCCATTGCGTTTAATCCTCCATTTTTCTACCAATATAGGAAAAGCACGGTTTCCCGTGCTTATTTTCCAAGTGCTTTTCTCACATCTGCTAAGTAATCTTTTCCGTTTACATAGTAGATATAGTTAAGTGGGTCAATCTCCAACTTTTTCTTGCCGTCAATGTATGTAGCATAATAACTTACCGCATACTCTCCGCTTACCTCTGCTGCTGCTGCCGTGGCAACCTTTCCGGGGTTAAGTTTCTTTGGTGTGATTACAAGAATATGCTTTACGGATACAACCTCTGTAGTTCCTTTTACCGTATCTTTCTGCTGCTGTGCTGCTCTTAAATCAATGTTATGCTGTCTTGGCTCATGTAATTTAATCGCATTGTTTGTTACGGTTCTGAAATTGAGTGTAAGGCTCATTGCTTCAATCGCACCCAAAATTACAGATTCTATTTTACCGCCAATGCCGGCCCCGCTGATTTCCTCGGTAATATTTGAAATTTCCGGCAATGTTACTTCGGAGATACCGATATACTCCGTTGCATCTTCATATACCGCAAAACCGATTACTGTTTCGTCAATCTTTGGCATCCTGTTTTACCTCCTACGCAAAAATATTTTCGAGATAACTTACGTCATACTCTAATACAAAATCAAGTTCCTTTGCCGGACTTGGAGGGGTAAGGTAAATATGAAACTTTGCCTTTCCTGCTAACAAGTCTGCTGTGGTGTTCTCTTCCTCTAAGAACTCAACACGTCCGCCTAAAATCTTCTCTTCCGCCATTAAGCCGTTAAGCCAAATGTTAATACTCTGTGTTACGGATTCGATAAGTCGTTTATTTAACTTCTTATCAACTTTGCTCCACATAGACAGGATTACAGAGTTTGCAACCCAACCGAACATACGACTTACGCAATAAAAGTAGTCTGTAACATCCGTATTTGCCGGGTAACACGCTGTTTCATTGCCCCATGATACAAAACTGCCTGTAAGGTTTAAGGCTGTGATAATACCGTTTGAGTTAAGGTAATTTGCCTTTACAAGGTCTAAGAGTACCTCTGTGCCGTCTGCAAGTACCATTCCGTCAATCTGAATAGTTTTATTGCTTGCTGATTCGCACGGCGAACCTCCGCCTAAATCCTCTGTAGCATCCGTCTTTGACATAACGCCCGCCTGATGTACAGAAGAATGGTAGGTTTTACCTCCAAGCGTATACTTGGGCCATGTAACAAGCTGTGACGGCTGTGAGATATTGTTATCGCTCTTCCACTTTGGTACGTCTGAATATGTCTTTACGGTTGTTGTATCTGCATCAATGATTGCTTTTCCTACAAATAAACCGTTAATATTCTCCGCCTTGGCTGCCATGATTGCAGCTACTTCCGAATCTGTAGAAAAGTTCGGTGCAAGGAAAAGCGTAGGGATTACCCCGTACTTAGGATATACAGAATCGACCAACTCAAAACCGCTTGATTTATTTGTTGATGTATCATAACCTCCAATAATATCCTTTTTCGTGACCTTGCTAGGGTCAACGGAATTGAATTTGATATTAAGTTTTGCATTGTCCGCCTTGATTTTCCCGCTTTCAATGCGTTCTAACCTTAATACTCCGTCTGTGTAGAAAAGGTCGTAATCCTCTCCCCTTGTATATTTTTCCGTAAGCGAATCTTCTCCGTCATATCCCTTTACTTCTACTGTACCGCTTACGGCTTCAAAAGGTAATTCCGTGATTCCTCCGGCTAATGTCTTGTCTACTGTTTCCTCCCCTTTGAGGTGTTTTGCAGGGTCAAGGACATTTACCATAACGATAGGTCCATTAGAATATAATTTGAATGATGAGTAGATTTCTTCGCAAATATCGTACTTATCCCATTCGTCACTATATCCCATTGCTGCTACCGCTTCCGCATAGTTAGATGCGTATACAGGCTCATTTACTTTACCGCCTACCGTATGCACCGGGGCAGTACCTACAATGAGGTGTATGCTGCTATCTGCGACAACAGGCGTTGATACACTCGTAGCCTGTTTACTTGCTTTCGCTCCGTGATAGTAATTGCTCATTACTTTAATCCTCCTTTGGTTTTCTCATAAGACTTAAAACATCATTGTAATATTTGTTTAACAATGTTCCTGCTTTCTTTGTTTTCGGTTTGTTTACCGCAAGACTCTCCGTGGTTACGATAAGCAACCTTACCTGTGGTAACTTCTCAATGGTCGGCTTTAAATATTCCTCAATTTCCGCTCTGCTTCCTGTGAAAATTGTATTTTCAACCAACCCGGTGTTTGTTGTCGGTCCGATGTAAATAAATCTTCCCTCTGTGGCGTTCGTATTTGCCGTTTTCTGCTGTTTTTCTGTTTCCTTGGTGGAATTTACCGCCTGTTCCGTTTCCTCTGCCTGTGTGGCTGTTCTGCTCGCTCTCGGCATACTTTATACCTCCTTTATTCTAAATATTTTCTTACATCCCTGTGAATCTGTGGCAATTCCCATATTGTCATTAACTCGCCAACTTGGTACAACTCCATGTTTTCATCATAGATTATTGTTTCTATCGGCATTTGACACGAATAGTGTTCATCTACTACCACATCCTCTAACAGGCTTGTTTCTATCTTTGTTACAAGGTTTAGGCATTGCATATAATTTTCGTTTTTATCTTCCGAAAATGTAACGCAAATAATACGCACCCTGCATACATTCTCTTCATCATCTACCTTTTTGGTAAGTAATTTAAGAAGTATGTAGGGTGCTGCTTTCTTTTCCTGTTCCTTGTTTGGCAAGTTCCCGATAAAGACTAACGGCGGTCGTTCTCCTGGGTCTGTTCCATTTTCCGGCACTCTTGCGATTAACCGCATATCTTTTACTTTATCTTCCGTATAGGCTTTAAGTGCATTTAATAGGTCAATCGCTGTCATTAACTACCTCCGTTCAATATCCTGTCAATTTCGTGTTCCATACGGTTGTTGATTACTTCGTTTACCCTGTCCTCGACCGTCTTTAATACAACGGCGTTTTCTGCCATTCTTGGTACAGACGGACCGTAAAGCTGTTTAATCGGATAGCTTGAATCGTTTTTGCGTTCATATATTCCTATATGTCCGTTTGGCATTTGTGCGGTAAATGCTTCCGCAAATTCCACTTGGCTTTCATCTCTTTTTACTGCTGCCTTAACAGGTGTTTTACCGTATGTTGCTTTCTGCGGTGCGACATTGTACTTAATAAGCGGAATAACCGTACCTGCGTACTCAATGCTTCCTATTAGTCCGTCGCTCCGCATTTCAACCTTTTTATATCCAATATGCGAATACCTCGATATGACCGCCGGACTTACATAGTACACGCTCTTAATCTGCTTATTAAAAGCCGTCCGCCCTGCTGTCAATCCTCTTTGCATGGCAGGCTTTAATACTTTTTCGTCCGCTTTTCCCAAGCCGGACAAAATGGCGTGTAGCCTGTTGGTGGTTTCCTGTGATACTTCAATGTCTACCATTTATTCATCCTCCCCCACCAACTCAATAATAAGTTCGTTGTACTCTGTTGTAACCTCGGATATTTTATACAGTTCGTTACCTATCCACATTCTCATACCTTGCCTTGGTTCTTTTTCTAGGTCAGATAGTCGGATGCGTACTACAAGCAGCTTTTGGTATATGCCCTGTGCATGGTCCCCGGATAGCATTTGTCGGCGTGCTTCTGCTGCATCCGAATCAAATATAACAGGTATATTTCTGTCTACTCCGTCAATGCGTATTCTCTGCAATTCTGCAAATTCCTCCGTATTGTAAAAAGTGCGGTTCAGGTCCTTATCAAGCATTTCCTTAAAGTTTTTCATAGGCTGCCACCGCCTTTAGCAGACGGTAGCAACATACCAAGAATCTACTTCGTGAGGTACACAAAGAGGTGCTGAATTTAACTGTAAGAATCTTCTAGGAGGTCTACGCTCTACCCACTGTTCTGGGATTCTCGACCCTTCGACTACTGCAATCGTCTTTCCACTTTCGTCCACAACTCCGACCCCACCATAATACATAGAGTAGTTGGCTTCGGTCGATAACAGGGCAACCGCATTTGTCGGCACTAAAGGCTTGTTTTCCGGCTTATCCTTATTCGTCCAGTTATCTAAAAACCACTCATTATAGGAATAAATATCCATTCCCTCTCCCTGTATGGTCCCGATATAAGTTACGCCGTTCGGCAACTCCCTAGGCTTGATTACTGCAAGGTCGTAGCGTTCCACATCAAGCAATTTCTGTACTTCCTCGTCCATAATGAACGCTTCTAACGCTTCATCTCCCATAATGCAGATATTACAGTTTACAAAACCTGTTTTCTGTACCTGCTTTCTCCACTCTTTTAACTGTTTAATCTTACCGCCTGTCTTTTTGCTCCAAGCGTTAGCACCGCTTAATGTTACTTTGTTGGTAAACTGAAAATCAATTTCTGCCTGTAACTCTTTTCCGTCCTTGTCAAGGATAGGAATTTTACCCGTAAATAAAGCCTGACAACACATCCATTCCTCACGGCGTGTAATCATTTCGTCAAGTTCTGTAAAATCCCTCTGCATTTTCTCTACTGCTCTCTGATTCGGGGATTTACCGCCATAAAGACTTTCGCCCGGTGTACGCTTCAAAATATCGTCAACGGTTGTAATTTTGTTCGGTGCTACAAGTGGTGGCTCGTAGGTGTTTGTTTCGTACCCCTCGTTGTCGATAGTCACACCGCCAATCTTTTTATGTACGAATGGTGCAAGCTGTCTGTTTCCTTTCTTAAAATCTACATCAATCTTCTGTGTGTCGAATGTTTCGACATTGCGGAAGAAAGTAGACTTAATGAACGTCTGCACTTTAGGCATACGCTCTACAAGTTTACCCATTGTTCTAGGGTCGTAAATGCTGATATTTGCCATTTTTATTTATCTCCTTTTCTCTATGCTGTTGCGTTGTCTGTATCTACGAGGAAAATACCAATTTTTCTAAATGGTGCTTTAAAGTCTGCTGCCGTCTTGCCTACAGGTACTTCAATCGCACTACCGAAAAATTCGCCTGTGAGGTAATATACCACCTCTTCTCCCTCTTCTGCGTTTTCCGCTGCAAGACCGTATACATCCGCTACGGTATCTGCTGTTACCGCCTTAATTTTTCCGTCCGTGCCTAATGTAATAGGCATAAGTTCGTGAATTGTTTCTCCGCTCGCTACTGTGCCCGAATCGGTCACAACGGGAAAATCCCCGGCGTGTACCATTTTAGGGGAATAACTTTCTAACTTCTCTTTTCCTGCCATTGTTCTTTACCTCCTGTTATTTTGTCTGCGGATACATCTGGTCGATAATATCGCCGAACGGGTCTTTATCTTCTCCCTGTCCGCCATTGTTAGAAGCTGGGGTTACATCTTTTACTCCCGATTTATCTACATCATCCTCACGGTCGCTTAAAAACGCCTGCCCTGTTTTTTTCTGTGCTGCTACAATCTGCATTGCAAACGCTTCCGCACTTACAGGCTCTTCATACTTTGCCTTGTTCGCCAAATCCTCGAATCCCGGCAATGTGATTTCGTCAATCGCCTTGATTCTTGCTCTTTCTGTATCTACTGCTGCCTGTGTGTCCGCTCCGGCGTTGTCTTTTGCTCCTGCCAAAACCTCGGTTTTATACGCATTGGCTACGTCCGGGTGGTTCTTTTTAAACTCTTCCAATGTCATGTTATTGTCCTCCTTGTTTTTTCCATTGGTTTTATAGTTATTATTATGGCTATTGGCGTAGCCTAATAATCCTTTTGGTATCGTGCTGAATCTCTCCAAGCCGATAGGTACGGAATTTACTATTACTTTTTCCGCATTTTCTACCTCTGTATCCACATCCGTAAACATTACTGCGGTACAAAAGCCTGCTTCTACTGCTTCCTCGCCTGTGAACCATTCGCCCTCATTCGTCATAAGGCTTTTTATCTCTTCCTCTGACTTGTCTGTGACTGTCATGTAGCAATTAACAATAGATTGCTTGATTGTTTCCAACTCTTTAACAATGTTTTCTAAATCTGTTGTATTGTAATATCCAATCAATCCGGCTAATGGGTCGTGTATCATAAATACACCGCCTACAGATATTTCTATAGTATCGCCTGCCATAGCAATAATGGTTGCTGCACTTGCACACCAACCGTCAATTTTTACCGATATTTTCGCCTTATGCTCTTTTAATCGTGTATATATCGCTACTGCTGCAAATACATCCCCTCCGCCCGAATTGATACGCACGGTTATTTCATCTACCGCCCCCAAGTCTTTTAACTCTTGATTAAATATACTTGGTGTGATTTCATCCCCATACCACGAATACTCGGAGATTTCGCCATACAATAGCATTTCTGCCGTGTTGCTCTCTTCGTCCGGCACAAAGTTCCAAAACCTTTGTACTTCGTTCTTATTCCTCGGTTTCTTCCTCTGTCTGCCCTCCGTCATTGTCGGGGTTGTTTTCTGTGTCTGATTCCTCACGTCCGTTAATATTCTCAACGGTTTGTGTATCTGTCTTTGCACCTCCTGTTACCTCCTTTAACAATTCCTCTTCACGCTTTCGCTGTTTGATATTTTTGTAAAAGTCTGTGCCTGTAAGTTCCCTCGCTTCTCTTTCCCTTGTGGAATATCCACCCTGTACCCTCTTCTCGGCAGCTTCAACCTCTTTTGTCGGGTCAAGCTGTCCGGCACTCGGTCCCGTCCACTCCGCCGAACAATAGGCATCTTTAATAATCGGGTCTGCAAAAAATCCGGGTGCTTTGATTCTCCCTTTTGCTACCGCTTCGCTTAACCATTCCTCATAGATTGGTTGGCAAAAATCAGCAACAAACCACGCCCGATACATTTTTACAACCTTGAAAAATTCAAGAATTGCGGCCCTTGATGCGGAATAGTTGCTTGAAAATGCCATAATCAGTATTTCGTAAGGAATTTCCAACGCTGCCCCTATCTGTTTCAATACTGCGATTACAAAAGGGTCAAAATTCGGGTTTGGTCTGCCCGGATTTACCATATTGGCTTTTTCTCCCTCTCCAAGGTCAATTACTGCCCCCGGTGCAAGTTCAATACTGTTTTCATCCTCTTGGTCTACCTGCATCTCTTCCGGGATACTCTCCCCGAATGGTACATCATCACTCGCACTTTCTTTTTCAATAAACACCGTAAACAAACCGTTAATAACTGCTGCCAACACTTCCGCTTCGGTATATCTTCCAAGCTGTTTTATTGTGTCTATTACTGGTGCTAAAAAGGGAACTCCCCGGACTTGCCCGATTCGTTCCCTGTTCATAACGTGTAATATGTTTCTTCGCCCTGTTTTTTCTCCGTATGCAAGCACTCTTACCCACTCTCTCGGTTCTCTATCCGTAAATGACAACGGATGAAACTTTGATACATGGTAGGCAACAACCTCTCCTGCTGTGTTCTTTTCTACACCCTCGCAAAATAAAGGGTTTACCTTTTCGTTATCCGGGGTGCTTATCCTGTCTGCTTCAATCGTCTGTATTCTAAGGTCGTATATACTCCCTACCCTCTTTGTGGTTGTCATAAGTGCGAACGAATCGCCACTAAGTAAGGCGTTTAAAAATGCCAACTGCTGCAACTGATAAAAGTTATCTATTCTTTCAAGGTCGCAATTTGTAGAATCCGCCCAATGTGCAAATTCTCTTTCTATCGTTTCCTCTAACTCTCTTGCTTCCTCCGGCTCAATCTTTAATACTTCCTCATTGATTGATGCTTTTAGGTGTAATCCAATTCCTACAGTATTGGTTCTAAGCCTTTTAATTGCCCCTGTGGCAACATTCGAGCCACCGTAGAACAAATCCCTAGACCTCTGCCTTAAAGGGTCTATATTGTCCTCTACGTCCTCTCTGTGGCTACCTCCGCCGTGCGTCCAACCTATAAGGCTTTTCTTTGTGGCACTTGCACCGTAGTTTCCGTAACCGCTATCAATCATGCTTAGGCGTTTTTTTGCCACCTCTCGCTTTAATGCCCTTTCCGGGGATATTGCTTTTATGGCTTTATCAATAAAATTCAAGGCTTAAACCTCCTTTCTCCGTATTTTTGGTACGAAAAAAGCACCTTGGATACTTCTATATCTCCTTGGTGCTTTGCTATTTTATATATTATCACAAAAAATCGGGCAATGGCGGGCAATCTTTTATTTTCCTGTTTTGCTTGTATTTCTGCCCTTTTCGGCTGTTTTTGCCTATAAATCTCTCGGCACAATCCTGTATACCCTGTTTCTGCCCTTTTTCTTTGCTAAATTCTCCAATTCCGCCACCTTATTACTCCAATATTCTATCTGTTTGCGGATTTCTGCCAAATTTGCCCTTGTAAAAGACTTTCCGCCTATTGTGTATGATTGGTTTATTGCTACCTCGTTTTCTGCTTCCAGCCACATTTCCAAGTGTTTTTTTGCTACTTCAAGTGTTATTGCTGCCATTATGTTATACCTCCACTTCGATTTCCTCTATGCCTTGTGTGTTTTCGTGTTGCCTGTACCTCCGTATTTTTCTTCGGTGGCTCTTTTAGCGTTAATCCTGTAATTTCTATTGCTGCCTGTGCGTAGTTTCTGCAATCTAAAGGCTCATTTCGTTTTGTTTCTCCTGTAAGTTCCCATACAAAATATGGTCTGCCTTTTTTATATTTTAGTACCTGTTTCTCTGCCGTAAGACCCTTAAAATAATCCTCGTCATATCCTCGGATGTATTCGTTTTCGTCTTTCGGAAAGTGGCAGTATCCGGGGCCCTCTTCCTCAATCTGCAACCTCTGTAGCAAAAGGGATTTACCTGTATCAACTCCAAGGGTAAATAAATACGCCTGTTCCCTGTTGTTCTTTGTCGGCTTCGATATGTACGGTCTTGCCGTACCCTCATTACCTCCCTTTATTGCAAATATCTTTCTTGCCGTTCTCGCTTTACAGAATTTATATACCTTGTTGGTAAAATGTCCGCCCGAATCCATACAGGCACATGATATTCTCATTGCCGTACCGTCTGCTTTCTTAAATGTCTGCTTTAAAAAATTGTCAAGGTTTTTCCACACTTCCGATTGTTTCAAATCTCCGTATATCCTCTTGTAGATTATGCCGTAACTTTCGTGTTCTACGCCCCAACCTACTACCTCGACCTCGAAACGGTCATCCTGTGTATCTATTCCTGCCGTGATTGCTATAACTTCGTCCGGCACTTCGCAACGGTATCTTTCCCTACGCTTCAACAGGTCGTCTTTACTTGCTTTCTCGCCCTGTTCCTCCCAAGTCTGCCCCAATTCGGTATTAACCCAAGATTTCATAAGTTCGATATTGCCTTTTTTTAATGCCTGGTCCGCTTCGATAAATCCTTTTACTATCTTATCCCAACCAAAAAAAGTAGATGCCAAGGAATTAAAATGGAATCCTCGCACTTTACGGTTTGGATATTTTGCCACATATCGCCCCTCGTTAAAATGTTCTTTCCACTCAACCTCTGTATGTACTACTCCGCATTTTGCACATACATAGGTTGTACTTTCTATTTCCCCGTCTGCATCCACCTTATAGATTAAGTTGCTCCATTCCAACGGTTGTAATTCTCCGCAACTCGGGCAAGGTACATTCCATTCCTCCATAGTAGAATGTTCGTACTCCATTTCTATACGGCTTGCCCCTTTTATCGTTGGCGTGCTTGTGTCTACCTCTTTTCGATTCCAATATGTTGTAAGTCGTTTCCCCGCAAGTATCAGAGGGTCCCCCTCCGCTCCTGCGGTTGGTGGGTAAGCATCTATCTCGTCCGCCAATAATATACGAATCGGTCGGCTTCGTAACTCTGTCGGAGAGTTTGCACCTGTCATTGTGATACGTCCGCCCGGAAACGCCTTTTTAAAAATTGTGTTTCCTGCGGTTCGGCTTTTCTCGTTTATCTTATCCCTTAGTGCCGGGGTATCTCGTACCATTGGCATAAGCCTGTCTTTGCTCATTGTTTCCGCAAGGGATAAGGTCGGCTGCATACACAATATGGTGCATGGGTCGTAGTGCATATAATAGCCTATTGTATTAAGCAAAAAAGCATCCGTTTTTCCCATTTGTGCAGCACTCATAACCACAACTTTTTCAACAGATATATCCGTTATTGCATCCATAATCTCCCGCTGCCAAGGTGCTTTTTCTGTATTCCACTTACCGCCTTTGCTACCCGATTCAGAGGACAAACGGCGGTATCTGTCCGCCCATTGTGATAATGTCAAGTCGGGCGGTGGTTCTAAGACCTTAAATATTCTGTTGAAAAGGTCAATCGTTTCCCTCTTCATCTTCTTTTATTTCCTCCTTAAACATACCCTCAAAATCGGATAACTCATTAAGTGCTTCTTTTATTTTGTCGTTCAGATATAAAAAAATCTTTGCTTTATCCGTCATTGCTGCCAACTTGTCCGCTTCCTCTGCCGGAATGGCACTTAATCGGCTCTTGAAATTGATTAACATAGCCGTCATTACTTTTTCTATATCCTCTGACTTGTGCAATTCTCCTTTCTTTACCGCAAGGTCTAACTCTTCATTAAGTCTTTTTGTTTTGGTTAGCTTTGCTCGCTCTTCGTTGAGGTCTACCGCTTCCTGTGATTCCGGGTTACGGTCCCTCAAATATTTTATGTATGCCCTGTTGGTTTCCGCCAAGGCGTACAGGTTTCCTTGCTTCGTCTGCAAAATCCCTTTCTGTGTCAACCTCTCCACATTTTTAGGGGTCATATCTAAGAATTTTGCGACCGCATTTTTATCATAGAGTTTCAAAATCCTACCCCCTTAAAAAATTTTGCGGATTTTTGGAAGTCGTTTTTTCGACCTCGAATCTAGGAAGCGTTTGGGGTCACGGCACCCTCACGCCTTTCAGACAGCTTACAGTACCTACGCACCCTCGCCGTCCGTGGCGTGTGCCTGTGTCCGCCCGTGGCGTGGTGTGCGGTGCGTGTGTGCCTGTGCGTGCCTGTGTGAGCGTGTGCCTGTGCGTAGGCGTGGCTACTGCTGCCGTGTGCCAAGCCTATACCTCGCTGTCCTCTGCTCCCTCTGTGTATGTATCGTCTATCTCTCCTGTGTCGGGGTCTACATCATACTCCCCGCTTATCTTCTGTTTCATAAGTGCGTACCGCTTCTCTTCCAATGTGATACGGCGTTGCTCCAACTCATAAGACTTTATTGTATCTAATAGTTTTATTATCCTGCCATGTACTTTATTGAGCTGGTCCTCTAGCTTATTTGCTCTTTCAAATGCAGATGATTTAATAGTTGTTTCCATAGCAACGCTTAGAGCCGGTCCCTGTGCCTTATCTTCTCCGTCCTCATTGTACGCACCGTATGGGTCTGCATCCTCTCCCTCTTTATTCGGGGTACGCATTTCTACAACCTTGTCTGTGTATAGGTTGCCTGTTGTATCGCTGTTTAAATCCCTTATTCTTTTTTCCAAATCTTTTTCTTTGGCGATAAGGCTTTGTAATTCTCTTAGCGTATTTTCCTGCGTGTCAAGGGTTACTGATTCTATCAGCTTTTTTTCATCCTCTGATAGTTCATCAAAATACACTTTAGAATATGCTCCGTGGGTTTCTGCGTTTCTATTTCTCATAGGGGCCCCGTGACCCTTGGCGTTTTTATTGCCTTTTTGTCCGCCCCTCTTTTTGGGTTTATTTTCAAGTGCATCATTCCACTTGTCTACGCATTTCCATTTTCTTACCTTTGCCGAATCAATTCCCAAGGCTTCCGCAATTTCTGTATTCTTCATTAAGCCGTCTGAATCCAAAAAAAGTTGCTTCGCCTTTTCCCTGTTTTCATCTTTTTGTCTTGCCAAGCTAAAACCTCCTTTCGTTTGTTTTCCTATTTTTCGGCTTTCCATTCTTTCGGAATCTTCGCATTTTTGTAAATTCAAATTTTTATAACACGAAAAGGCAACAGGATTTAACTATAAAATCCTGCTGCCCTGCTTCGCTTTTCATCTTAGTATTATACTACATAAAATCGGGCAATAGCGGGCAATCTTTAGTGCAAAACCTCTTTTAAAATTTTGCTTCGTGATATATTTCTATTCCTTGCCATTTTTCCGCCTAAGACCTCTAAGGCAACGCACCTTATATTTTTGCTTTGTCGGACAGAGTAGTTAATCTGTTCCGCAATGCGTTCCCATTTTTGACCTTGTAGATAGAATCCGCAAATTATAGCCTTGTGAATCGGAGTTAATGAGTATATTTCTTTCATAATTTCCGTTCTTAACTTCTTTAACTCCTGTATTCTGCCCTTTAATTCCTTAATTCTCTCTGCGGTATCCGTACCTGCTATTTTGATTGCAAGCAGAGCCGTAGAATCGCTTGTATTACTTCCGTGTGGCATACCGTCATAGTTAATTGCCCCTGTGGTATCATACACGCTTTCGTACCGCTCTAGCCACTCGCCTGTAACCTTAATATCAAGGTCAATATCTTTGTAAAATTTTAAGATTGCTTCTACTTCCCAATTCTTCATTTTATGCTATCCTTTCTTTTATGGTGGTCTGTATTTTTCACACCATTTGATACTTGCTTTTCCTGTAGCTTCGATTTCTGCTATACAACTGCTGCCGTGCTTCGTCCTCTTGGCTTCGCAAGATTCGCAAATATCCGATTCTGCTATATCAAAAATATCTTTTAACCTCTCTGCAAGGTCTTTTATTTTCTCCATAAGCAAATCAAAGGATTGCATAAATTGATTTATTAAATCGCACGTTTCTTTTTCTGTTTTTCCAATTTGTGCGGACAGACAAGCAACCAATGTAGATAATTGATTGCTTGCCTTTTCTTCTCCGCACCAAATAACGCCCTCCTTGTATTCGATACGGTCCATACGCACCGCCTAACCCTGTAAGTATTTCTGATACTCTGCCGTTTTACCCATTACCCATACAGATAAGGCATTGGTTAATCTGCTTTCCCATTCTGCCGGGCAGATATTTCCGTTTTCGGATTCTGTCATAATAACTTTCCTTACCTCTTTCCGTATCATGTTATATTGACCTGTTCCGTATTTTTTGCTTATCCATTCCGTAAAGGATAATCCCTTTTCCTGTGGTTCGGGTACATATTCCGGGTAATCACTCATATCCTGTTGCCCCGGTAAGTTGTCGTTTTCCGTTTCGTCCTCCTGTGTTTCCTCCGGCTCATTCATAAAACTGCTTTCCTGTGTTTCCTCGGCATCCTCTTCCTCTACCGGCCCCTGTGGTGCTTCCTCTGTGGAATCATCATAGGTCAATTCTTCCGTTTCAATCATCAATGCAACAATTTCCGCAAGGTCGGCATACTCGATAATATATGTACTCCAATCCTCCTTAATCTGTATCGCCATTCCCTCCGTTTGGAATCTGTAAATAAATTCTTTTCCGTTAAGTTCTAAGGTTTTGGCGGTAAATGTCTTTGAAAAGTGTTTAATCAATTCCTTTTCAACTGCTGCCGTATTGCCTTTTACTTTGAATACCGCACGGTTTACCTCTCCTTTCAAGGCTTCTTTAATCGCTTTCTGCACCTGTTCCGCCTGTTCATCCGTAATCTCTGCTTTTGGCTCTTCTTTTACATCATTTATATGTAATTCGCCTTTTTCCTCGTATTTTTCGTAAGCCTGTTTCTGCCCCTCTTCATCAAGTCGGCTAAGTTCGTGTGCGGTAGAAATATTGATATTGCCTTTTTCCAATTCATCCTTAAACTCCTGTGATAAATTGTTTTCAATGGCTTCCATTCTTCCAATCTGTGTAGTTGATGTATTAAGCATCTGTGCCACAATATCACGGATACGCCCCATTTTTTCTTTTTCCTCTTTTGGCTTATCCTTGTTTTCTTCCTGTAAGGCTTTCTTATACTCGGTAAGGATTTCTTTTAATTCCTTTGCCTGCTGCACCTTTTCCCAATCCGTAAGCTGTCTTGCCGTTGCATTGGTAAATATAAGGCTTAACTTATCCTTGATTGTGTCGGATTCCTTTTTGATAAGGCACGGCACTTTTCTATATTCCTCTTTACCCTCCTGTACCAACTTCAAGGCTGCAAGTCTACGGCGGTGTCCTGCAACTACCTCGTATTTTCCGTGTGCTTCCGGCTTTACTACTAAGTTCTGCTCAATGTGTCCGACCAACTCAATAGACATTGCTAATTCGTCTATGTTTTCCGTTGAGTAAAAATTATCTTTGCTCGGCATCAAGTCCTCCACATCAAGCATAGTTACCTTAAACTCCTGTTCCTGTTCTGCCGGTCCCTCTTCCTGTACTGCTGCACCTTTGCTTTTAGCATTGAGTAAATCGTTAATATTAAATCCTGCCATTGCTCTTTCCTCCTATTCTCAAAATGCCTATGCCTTTCCATTTTTCTGTGTCCGAATCGGTCACAATTTTTCTGATATTATCAAGCGTTTTTTCATTCTCTATGTATCTGATATAATCTCGCTTCGGAATCAATACCATTTCTTCCTTTTCCTCTGTGATAATTCCGCAATCCACTATCTATACTCCTTTCCTGTATCTTTATCTCTCAATACGATACGTCCGACCATTTCATACCCTGCAATATCTATCATCTGCTTTAATACGCTTACAAGGTTTGTTACTTCCGGGTTGTATTCCCTTTTCTTTACCTTTGGTTCTGTTTCATGGATTGCTGCCCCGGCTGTGGGGTCAGCATATCCCTCTTTGTTTCTGTATACCATTCTATCCCTCCAAATACTCCTTAACGAATGTCTTATAATCCCTTGCTGCTCCCGACCTCGGAGAATACTGCATAAGGCTTTGTGTGGTAAATGTAACCTCGTCCGCCTTTTCAGTTCTCCTAATATGTGTTCTGAATACCGGGTATCTCTGATTCTGCAAGTATTCCTCTCCCTGTCTGCATACATCACGGTTATAGAACATTGTTACAAGGCATCCTCTAAACTTTAATTTCGGGTTAAGCTGTTTTGCATTGTTTATCTGTTCCTCTAATTCTTTCATGCCGTCAAATGCGTAGCCGTCAATCTTAATCGGTATAATAACCTCGTCTGCTGCCACTAAGGCATTGATAACAGATATATTTATATCCGGCGGACAATCAATAATACAGTAATCAAATACATCTTTTACCTTTTCCAATTCCTTAGACAGTATTGTTACTTGGTCTATTTCCTCATTCTTTATTACCTCAAGGTTTGCTGTTAAAAGGCTCATATTGGCAGGTACTACCGCAATGTTTCCATTCGCTCCAAGCTGCATTACATCCGTTAATATCTTATCTCCTGTAAGTACATCTGCAAAACTCGGTGCTTCATCATTCCATACACCGCACGCCTTGGATAAATTGCCCTGCTTGTCATTGTCAATAATCAATACCTTTTTGTCGTAATCCTCTGCCAAGATATACCCCATGTTTACACTCGTTGTTGTCTTAGCACATCCGCCTTTCATGTTAATAATTGCAATAGTTTTCATTTGCTTTTACCTCCTGTTAATACTCTTTGTACTTCCTTAAAGTCCATTTTCTTAAATGCTCTAAGTATCCGGGCGAATACCGCCCCTGCCTGTCTGCCAAGTTCCTTATTCATAAAAGCTAAATCCTCGGAAGTAAATACTACTTTTAATTCCGGGTCGTTTATGATATTTTTGGCTTGTATTACCTCGATACCGCATAGGGTTCTTACTCCGCTTTTGAAATAATCCCTATCCTCCTGTGTCATTGGTATTTTTCCTATATTTGCCATACCGTTTTATCCCTTTCTATTGGTTTTCCACATTCGGGGCAAAATTTTAACGGTCTTGGACTAAATGTTATTTCCCCTCTTTTTCTATTCATTCTGTCGTATGTCCGAATTGTTATTTTTACCTTTGCAACATTTGTCATTTTTTGCTCTTCATTCGGAAGTCCTGTAAAAATTTCTCTGTTTTCTTTAATCTCTTTACACGTTTTACAAGTTTTCAATTCTTTTCCTCCTTTCCTGTGTGTTTGCACACTTTATACAATTTCTAAATGGCTTTAGGCACTCTATAAAGCGTGCAAGCCTGTTTTATGGTGGACTTCTTGGCATATATCCACCGCCTTTCCCGGCTATGTGATAGGCGTTGCAATTTTTCACATTAAAAAATTACTAAAAACCTGTCGACTTGCTGCACGCTCTCTAGTTGGCGTACCCACTGCTATTTTTTCACTCTATCCCTGCTACGGCTATTGGCTTGCCCTCGTCAGAAAACAGGTTGCCGACCTGTCTTGACGGCTCGTGGCGGTTGCCCCTTGCCGTTTCGGCTCTTTGCCGTGTTTTATATCTCAAAATTATTTGTTGCTATTGCTAATTCTCTTAATGCTTCCTCTTTACCGCAAATTTTATAGTATTCAGATAGTAGTTGCATTGTCTTTATTGTTTGTCCTCTCTTTATAAGTTCCTCTGCCAACTTTTCAATTCCACACCATTTATTGCCGTCTCCTTTTTCAAAACATAATTCCTGTAATTCGTGAAATATCTTTGTTTTTCTATCATCTAATGCAGAAATATTTTTATTCCATTCTGTGTATTTCTCTTTCAACTGTACTTTTGTCATATCTCTTACCTCCGTTTTGCTTTCCTTTGATGATTTTATTATATACTTATATAAGTATATTTACAACCCGGGATAATTAACAAATATACTTATATAAGTACATCAATCTTTTGTGTAATTTGTATACTTATATAAGTATCATTCCTGTATGTTCTTTTTCTTCTCTTCCAACTGCTGCCTTTTGTCTTTCAGATATTCCATATATTCTCCGTATGTCATTCCCGGCGGTGTGATTCTTCTTTGTGCTTCTCTCGCCTGTTTCGCCTTTTGGCTTAATACTGCTGCCTTGCTTACCGTCTTTTTCTCTTCTCTCTTTGGTTCTTCGGGTTTAATCCCTAATCTCCTTGCCTGTCGGTTCGGCTTTGCCTTGTTATATGTCAATGTCCTTTCCTGTTGGAATGGTATTACTTTCCTGTTTCTTCTCTTCTTTGCCATAGCTGCCCCTTTCCAAATCGTCCGCAATTTCTGTTATACTCTGCATACATGCTTTTATATTCGTGTCCGTGTCTGCCGTTATGCTTAATATGTTGCTTATCTGTCGTAACCTCTTTATCTGTTTTGGGTCAACTGCTGCCTTTTTCAGACATTCCGGGCATATCTCTATGCCCTCCAATGCCTTTTCTCCACATAAGCTACATTTCTTCATGTGTACCAACTCCTATTTTCTAAAGAACTTCAATACTCTTTCGTTCCACCAATACTTAAATACCGCCTTATAAAAGGCTCTCGTCTTTTCTTTCATTGTCCTTTTCTTCCTCCTGTAGGATTCGTATAATGCCTATATAGAGCCTTTCCGCACAATATACGCATATACTGTTACCTATTGCCCTGTATCGTGCCGTATCAGCTATAATATTGCCGTCTGCTCCGTATTTCGTCCAATCGTCCGGGTATCCCTGTAATCGTTCTCCCTCAACAGGTGTAAGTCTGCGGATTATGTATACAACTTTCTGTGTTGCTTTCTTCAACAGGTCTTTAATGCTTTTCTTCGGAGTGCTAGGGATATTCCCCTTTGTCTTGGTACTCTCTGTTATCAGAGTTTCCGACCCTCCGCCGTAAGACCCCCCCCGCTGCCCTTAAAGTGCCGTTAATCTGTGTTTCCCTGTATCCTCCGTGCTGATTCTCTTCAAAGGCTTTCTTATCGGTTACAATCAATGGGGTATCTCCCCTTACGGTATTATTCTGTCCTGCGGTTAATGTTCCGCTTTTATCGCTCTCCCTGTATCCGTGGTGTTGATATGCTTCGTAAAATACGCTGTGAATATCTGCCGTTGTGAGTGTCGGGCAAGGTCCCCCGACCTTTCCAACGCCTAATCCGTTGCTTGCCTTATTTCTTGTAACTTCATCCCTTAAAGGTATTACGCTTCGTTTCTCTTCGTACATGATGCAAGGCGTTTGACCTCCGCCACGCCCCATATTCTGTACTAAGGTTGGGGTAACATCTTTATAGGTCCTTACCACGCTGTCGGCGTGTGCAAAATCAAGACCTAAAACCTCCCCCCCTCGGCTACTTTCTGCTCTAAGGCTATTCGTAGATTGTCCGGTAGCTTCCGCCCTTTGTTCTTTGCTCTTCGGAGTATACCCAAGCACGCTTTCGGACTTAAATAATATTTCTCCGGCACGTTGTCCTCCAAAATCTCCGATAAGGTAGATTCGTTTTCTACGTTGGGGTACTCCCCAATATTGAGCATCAAGGATTCTCCAAGCGGTGTCAACCTCCCCCCCTCTAACCATTCCTGCGGTTGCCCATTTGCCACTTGCAGGCATTGGAATATTGGCGTTTGTGACTTTTTCAAGCACGGCTCTAAAATCCTCTCCGCCGTTACTCGAAAAAGCTCCGGGTACGTTCTCCCAAATAATGAAAGTTGGATATTTTCCATTTGTTGCTAACCTCATTTCTCTTATAATTCTTATTGCGTGTATGAATAGCCCGGAACGATTACCTTTAAGTCCTTTTCTCTTTCCGGCTATGCTCAAATCTTGGCAAGGACTTCCAAAGGTTATAATATCCACAGGTTGTATTTCATTCCCTTTAAGTTCCGTAACGCTTCCAACGTGCATTACATCCTTAAAACGGTATCTTGTTATGTCGATGCAATTCGGTTCTACCTCTGCGGCCCATAACGGTTTAATGGTGCATCCTGTGTCTATTCCGCTCGGTATGCCTGCTGCATAGCAGAAACCTCCGATACCGTCAAATAGGCTACCTAGTGTTAATTGTTTCAACGCTTACCCTCCTTTCTGTTTTTCTTCTCCTGTTTTCTCTTGGCATATTCCTGTAAGTATCTTTCCTGTTCTTTGTCCTCTTCCATTCTTGCTAATCTTTTTTGATACCTTTTGTATATTTTGCAATCCTTTTCACAATCGGGGCAAGTTCTATACGGACATCCGATACATTCATGCAATCCGCCATTCTCGTCCATATCAATGCCGAATACATAAGAGAAAAATATAATAGCGAACGGAAGAATAAATAATACTGCTGCCACGGCAACGATAATTAAGATTACTGTTATTATTGTTTTCATTCCTGCCAATCCTCCAACTTTTTAACCCTTGTCTGTAGGTTGCTTATGGTTACTTTCATTTCCTCAATCTGATAAGGCAATACGTCCGTATTTTCAAACATATAAAGGACTTCTACCGCCCGGCTTATCGGTACACCACTTTTTAATCTCGGTTTGTTGGTCTTTGGGTCAATCTCTGTAAGTCTGCTGTTCTTTGGTTTCCTCTTGGTGTCCTTTGCCGGTCCTGGCATTGCTTTATTCATCATCTTGTAATACGGAATCTCTGCCCCTACAATTCCGTTAAGTCGCACTTAATAACCCTCCCTGTGCCGTTTCCTTTTCAATCTTCTTATTCGCTACTGCTGCCGTTTCCTGTAACTCCTGCTCCAACTTTTCCCAAATCAGAGGAATCATTAACTTGCAAACTATCATTGTGTGTATTCTGCTTTGTGTTTCCATCAATCTCTCGCACATATACACGAATAATAAGCCTGCGTTGGCATCCCCCTCCCAATCCGGGTTATCCTGTCTTGATTTCTTAAAAAGTGGTGTTTCTTTGTACTGCTGCCCTAACTCCTGTAATATTTCTATTGAACGGTCTGTAAATATTACCTCTCCGCCCTCCTTAATCTCTGTTACGGTCAACAGTTCCATAATTTTATCTTTTTCGCTCTGCATTTTCGTATGCTCCTTTCAATTCCTCGGTGTGCATTAAGAAATGTACCGCACCGTCAAACTTAACCTTGTATTCCTCTATATCATCCGGCTTTAGGTACTGCCTGCCGTACATTTCTTTCATATCTCGCCATACATTCCACGGAATAAAGAAAAAATCATCCTGTATACAGATACATACCCCGCATAACGCTCCTAATCTGCTGTGCTTTTCCAATACGTCCATTTGCGTATCTGTAAGTACATTTCGGGTTATTCTGTCTTTGCTTGTCCTCTTGGCTTCAAACATAATAGAGCGACCGCCGTATAAGGTCCCTTGAAAGTCGGGTTGTGCGTGTGTACTAAATCTCCCTGTAAATTCTCCTGTCCTGTGGTTCTTGCTTGTTACTCTGAATGGCTCGGGTGTTTTATCAATGCTTGCTATTCCGTGGCTTTCGTACATTCTGCACCCGGCTAATATCTCTCTTTCAAAGTGCTGCCCCTGTGCATTGTTAAGCCTGTTCTTATACTGCTGCCGTATCTTATTTTCATTTACTGCTGCACTTCTTGCATTTACTACTATCATCTGTTACCTCCATTTTCTTAACTTTATTTTTTTAAAGTTCCTGTAACTCTTTTTCTGTGTCCGATTCGGTCACAATCCCTTTGTTTATCAATGTTTTTCGCTCCTTTTTGTTAGTTCATTCCACGGTATCAACTGCATACGCTTTTTACCGTCTAATTCGTAAATAAATGATACTGTGCCATTTTTTAAGCTATGTTCTGTGATAATGTCCGTTATCTGCATTTCTGCTGTGCCTAATCTTCTCGGATAGCCTGTAATAGCCATTCCCTCAATTATTGCAACTTCTACAATATCGCCCAACTCATAAGGGCAATGTGCCATGAATACCGCCTGCTGCATATTAACAACCGCTCCTTTCTCTGATTTCGTGAATATGTAGTGTGTAATATTCCTTTCCGGGTTCTGCTCCCCATTCTTCTTTACCTGCCTTAACATCCAATGAGCATAATGCGGTAAACTGTGGTCTACTGCTGCCGTATCCGTTTCTAAAGCGGATTTCCTTAATATCCTTTCCTGTCGGTATGTATGAGTTTGGGTGCATTTCAAATATTTTCTTAAACCGGACCATATAATACGGTTTTATCTCCCTGTATTCCTCTCCCTTTTCCCCGGAGAGAATCATATTAAACCATTTTCCCATTATCGGAAGTGTCAACATTTTGTACCCTCCTTTATGCTTCTTCTGTCATTTTCTTGTAGCAATGCAGAGTTGCTTTTACGTCCTCTAAAGAATCGTGAGCCTTAAACTCATATCCGTAGTATTTTGCACACTTGGTAAGGTTCTGCCACTTATAATTACCGTGGTAACTATCCCATTCTCCGTATATCTCTGCAAATGCAAGCATGGGGTCGAACCATTTCTTACGGTCCACTTCAATGCCGTAGGCTCTTAAAAAACTATCCTCAAATGCGTAATTGTACGCTATTACATAATCTGCCTTATTGAGAATTTCAAGCACTGTAGATACATATCTTTCAAATGGTAACTCGTTAGCTACCATAAGTGGAGTAATGCCGTGTACCCTCTGTGCATCTTGCCAACTATCCTTATTGTTTGGTCTACAATATGTGTTAAGTAATACATTGCAATCCTCGTCAATGATAGATACCTGTAATACTTCATCTTCTCCGGCTTTAAATCCTGTTGTTTCAAAATCAATTACTACTATCATCTGTTACCTCCATTTTCTTAACTTTATTTTTTAAAAGTTCCTGTAATTTCTTTTTCTTCACATTCTCCGGCTTGCTGTCCTCGTACTCCTGTTGGCTCTTCTCCCACGCTTCTACAGGTACGCCCTCCATGTACTCCAATGGTTCAAATGTATCGGGGTCAAAGTTTTTCGGTATCTTTCCCTCTAACGCTTCTCTCTTTAAAGTTTCTTTCCACGAATGGTCTACTTTGTATCTGTCGCAAGTAAAATATGTGTAATTGAAACTCGTTACTTCTCTTCCATATCCTGCGTTTATATGTGGCATAACATTACGGCGGTTTTCCGGTCCTTTTGGGTGTGTGCAATATATTCCGTTCGGGTATTCCGATTCCGTATGAAAGCCATTGAAATACTCACACATTCCACAGATTCCATAAAATTCATTCGGTCTACACGCCCCGCAATGCTCTGTGTATACTTCTTGGTCTGTGAGGTCAAAACTCTTTGTATTATCATTCCAATGTAAAGACCTGCCATTAAATTTGCCGATTTTGCACGGTGCATCATATTTATTTTTTCCTGTGCCATATTCAAAGTTTTCTTCGCTATCTCTGAATCTGCAATATTTACAATCTGTTTCCCAAATCTTAGGCGGTATCATTTTGTTTTTATCCATTCTTTAATCCCTCACTTTCCGTAACCGTAGGTAGCAGTTCCACCCTGTATAATCGTTGTATTCAAAATCAATCTTGGTAGGCTCATACCCTTTGTATAACTTTCTCCATACCTCCTTATCTTCCGGGGTCTTTGCATATTCTCTAAGTTTTTTAAAACTCCATTTATGGTCGTTTTTCTTTACCTTTGGCTTTTTAAGGTTCATTGATGTAGACCATTTTTTACAACCCTTTTTACGCTTGTTTATGTAATTTACAATGCCCTCTAATCCGTTTTCGTTCGGCTGCAACCTGTCACAGTTCACGAATCCGTAATAATCTACCTCGGCTCTGTATTCCGGGTCATTTGCCTTTTTCCAATTTATCCTTGTTTTGCTCCACATCAACTCTAAATCGTCACGGTTCAATCCTCCGCTATTGATTATGATATGGTGGTGGATTCTGACGGCTTTTGTATTCTTATCATCCGAACCAACTCCCTGTAATGTAAGCTGCCCCTCTTCCTCTTCCGGGGTGTACTCGGTAACAAGCATATACTTTAAATCTTCGCCTGTTTCCCTCTTCATTCTTCTTTTGATACGGTCTAAGTAGTTATGCACATTCTTTTCCGCTTCCTCCAAGGACATAGGTAAATGCTCATTGTTGTATGTGGCTGATATATGAAAATCATTAGTACCAAAATTTGTGTTGGCAATCTGTACGAATCTTCTTTTACTTCTCTTGTCATTAAGGTTTTTTTGGGCCTGTGAGGATTTACCCCTTTTCCCCTTGCCTGCTTCCGGCATATTTGTAACTGCTACTATATCAACCTCTAAGTATTCCTCTCCGCAATATATCCTCTTCTCACGGATAAAGTTCTTTCTCTTCTTTGCCATACCGTTTATTCTCCTTATACTACAAGTTCATAAGGGTACACCTATCAAGCCATATACTTATACAAGTATACTCTTATATAAGTATATAATTTTATGAATGTCCTAGATGTTAATACCCCATACAAGGTCCTCAACACGCCCTTATTTATAGCCTTTTGGCGTGTGATTTTAAGGCTTTTTTATTGACTTTGTGCAAGCCTTATAGTATAATTTGAATAGGTGTAATTATCGCTATAAGGCGGTACAGGGAACTTGCATAAGCCACTATGCAAGTTCCTTTTCTTTTGTCCTTTCCCTGTAAATCTTGGTTGCAAAATCTACCGTGTAATATCCTCCGCAACCTTTATGTTTTGCCATGTACGAACAACTAAGCGATATTTGACCGCATTTTAAGCATTTGAGTTTAAAATACGGCAATGCCGTTACCTGTGCGTTTAGGCAAGGAATATATGGTATATCCAAGTCGTTATCTGCGTGGTATCTGATACCCTCCACAAAATCCGAATAATCTACCATGTTTCCAATGTTCTTTATGTTCTCGGTATCCAAATTCCCGACCTCTATAATCTCGCCGTTTACTATGTCTACCGTTATTTCCAAATCCTGCACTATGAAATAGCCTATTTCCTCTGCTGTTTCGTAAAGCAATATATCCTGCTCGTAAATCGGTTTTCCGTACCTGTCTGCTGCATCCGTCTGTCTGCATAAGGTATTTATATCTATCTCATACACATTTGCACCCGGATAACCGCCCTTGTCTATATAATGACCTGCGGGGCGTACTGCCCCGTCACTTGGTCTTATTGGTGGCTCTGTTATGTATTCGCCCTCTATCCATATCGGGTATGGTGTGCTACTGCTCTTTGCCTTTGCTTTCACTTTCCTGTACCCCTCTTTCCGCAATCGTGCCGATAATCTCCATTCTTGCCGTATCAGATACCCCCATATCGTCCACGCACGGTAACAACTGATGTATGATACCCTCGGTGTCAATCCAACGGAATATAACCACATCTGCAAGCCTTACTTTTACTGTGCTGCTGCCGTCTTTTCCTGTAAATCCCGACAATGTGTTGTACTCCCTGTCAACTGTTGTTTTGTCTACTACAAATTCTCTTACCTGTCCGTCTACTTCCAAGGCTACAATATCGCCTGTATACATTTCTTTGCCGTTCTTATCCCTGTACGGGGTCTGTTCTCCCAATGTATCCGGGAATATCTCTTTAAAATCTCCGTAAACTGTGCCAATCTCCGCTATCTCGTCCGTTTCATATCCATAAGACGGCATACCGTAGACCCACTCGTAAGATTCCTTTTCCCTGTCGTATGTCAATCCTCTGTACTTCATTCTCCTACCTTTCCCAAGGCTTTAGCGTAAGAGGGTACTGCTCTTTTATCTCACGGCTACGCTCTACATTGGTCTGCAATATAAGCTGTGCCTTTTGCATTTCCTCCTGTGGCATTTCCTTGTCTTTGTAACTGTCTACAAACTCTTGGTACTCCTGTATTTTCTGCCTTAATGCTGCATCCGTGGCAGATATGACATACACGGTCCCACAATGTTTACAACGCCAATACCTGTATTCGATTTCTCCCACTTTCTTGTAGCTTGGCTTTATTTTGCCTATTGATTTATGGCACTTGTCGCATACGATAGTAGGCTTGTACCTTTTCTTTATTGGTTTCACTACTCTATACCTCCATTCAAAACCTTTAGGCTTCTGATATGCGATACTCTGAATAAACAGGAATTGGTTATGTATGTTCCCTTGTGTGCCAAAAAGTAATAATTGCTCTTTAGGTATAAATTCGGGTTATTCTTTACCTCTTCCGTTCCTGTCTTTCGTAAAGTACCCCTGTAAACGCTTCCGTCAAATATCTTTATATCCACATATTCGCCTAAGTGTTTCTCTAATTCTGCTCTATTCATTGTTTCCCTCCGCTTTCTTCGGACACCATGCCGGATAGGTCTTTACAGGTACTTCCTCCGAATATCTCGCACCAAATCCTATAAATCCCTGTAATCTGTATATCTTGTGTTCTGCATAGTATTTTCTGATGTATTCATGGTTTGGATGCTCGCAATAAAAATTGCTTCTAGTGTTTCCTACAGGTCTTAAACTTTTGCAATATTCACAATCAGCACATCTGATTTTATTCGCCATTGTTTCACTCCTTTTATGCGTATCGGGGTGCTACCGCACCCCTTAACAGTTATTCAGTAATCAGTTTTCCGTTTACCTCATAAAAAGCGGAGCGGAAGCCAACGCCGTCGCCCGAGAGGGAACGAGGGACATCCAAGTTGAGAGCGGACGGACCCGAAGAGGAAGCATTGCCGAACGCCGACCCACGGACAGGCATATATTCGCCCTCTGTGGCATCAAAGTATACATAGGTCTTATCCTCTTCCTCTGCTCTTTTGTCCGGGATGATTCCCAAGTCTTTAAGTACCTGTGGAATCTCTGATAACTCAACCTCTAATTCATCAATTCTTACACCGTCATAATCCGGCGTATAATCATCTGCTGCCACGGTATCCGTAATTGTGATTTCTCCACATTCCACATT